GCTTTTGAAATAGATATTAGCAAATTCTTGATTTGTGCTGAAGATTTGGCAAAAAAAGTTCACGGTGAAAATTGGAAAATAAAAGACCAGATAATTAAATGCTATTCTTTAAATCAGAAAGATCCAGAAAAGATAGAAAAATTAAAAAAACTTTTAAATTCATTAGAATATAATGAATTTAAAATGTCAGCAAACATAAACAGCAAAGAAAGTCGTGAGAATAAAACATTTACTGCTGACATTAGTCAAAGCATAATACGTTATTTTGGAAAAGAAAACGTGAGTGGCTTGTATGATGGTGTTATTTTGTATGGTAGAGGTGATGGCCCTGTATGTGTTTCTTTTTATCCTAAGTATGATTCAAAACTAATAGGGTTAGGAAGGCTTGATAAAAACAAAAGCAATATAGTTGATTGGTATGACAGCATAAATGATTTTGTTGGAGGCACTGCAAGAAATAAATTAGACTTTGAAACAATGAATGACATTGCTGAAGAAAATTCAGATAAATCAGAGTTAACGAAAAGTAAAGATAGCGAAATAAAAAAATTCGATCCAACAGATGTGTCCGTGAAAAGCTTGTTTGATTCAAGAGATATTTTTAAAGTCTTAGCTTTTTATGAAACGGAAACTGAATTAATTAAAGACAAAATAGAGAGCTACTTTGTTGAAAATAATATTTACTTTACTTCAATTCTTAATTTCCCTAATAAAGAAATTCCTACGAGCGTTAACACTTTAAATATGATGTTTTTAAATATTGTTAAAAAATTCAAAACATCAGGAAACAATAATATTACTTCTAAAGAAGTATTACATAATTTAATTTTAAGCTTCGCAACAAAAAAAATAAAGTTATCAAATGAGATAGTTGAATTTTGTTTAGAATTTATCTTCAGTAAAGAGTATGCGGAAGATAAAAGTGGGTATTATGATGGGCATATAGCTGGACAGCAAGATGAGTGTATTATTGTCTATAAAGATTATATTAAAGATTTTACTTTAAACAAAGAATTAGAAAAATTTATTAATGATAAATTTAATTCAGGAGGAAAAAGTGCTGAAGCTATTTTTAAAAGAAACTTACATGATATTGAAAACTATTATATAACATCACGAAAGCTTACAGAATTTATTGAGAGTATAACTAGAGATCATTTTCTTTCTAGAATTAAAAACAGTCTTAGTATTAGTGACATTAAAAAATTTATTCTATCATTGTTGAGATATTACACAAATTCGAAAAGAAAAATGCCCGCTAAAGTATCAAATTTTGTTTTGACCAACGTTCATCATAAAGATATTGTTTTGTCAAAACAAGAACAAGATAACTGGACTAACAAGATAGGTAAGTCACATCATTATGTAAAAAAAATGTTTAGCAGCTACAAGAATGTTGATCCAGATGTGTTTATAAAACTTATTGAACCTGATCTTATAAAAGGTGGTATGGGATCTGGGATAGTGTATTCTGATTTTCATGTAACATACAATATATACAGTCTTCTGTATAAACATAAAAGTATTGTTGATCTTTTTGCAAGATCTTGTAAAAGCGGAGAATTAAGAAGTATAATAAAAAGCATCACTAATAGTCTTGAAGGTGAAACAGTTGAAGTATTAAATAATACAATTCCTTTGGACGATGGCTCTAGGCCTGATTCAAATTATGGAAGTAAACATAATTTAAATAGTATTATTGATTTAAATGATAGTCAATGGTTTAACTATTTCTTAGACACTATGAGAACTTCACCCTCAATTAAAATGATAAAAAAACCTTTGAATGAGTTAGAAAAAGTTATGAAAGTAAAAAACATGATATCTGATGGTGATGTTGCAACAAATAATTTAGATTTAAGTCATAAAATAATAATAGGAAAAACTTTTAAAGAAGTATATAGTTTTTAAAAAGGAAACAAATGTCAGAATTAATAAAAACAGAACAAAATTAATAATCAATGTGAGAAAATAAAAATAAATTAATCCAATACTTCAAATCTTGGATTACCCCATCTCAATGTTATATTACTGTTATTGTTTAACATTTCTGTGCATATATTAATATTACAAAGGATTGTATTATTGAAAACAAAACAGTCTTAGTAGATTATATTAACTTAATACTTTCTTGACCCAAAGACCGTCTTGGTTTTCAAGATCCATTGTCTCTCGAGAAGTACCGTTTAAATAAATTATTAAACCTTTTGTAAAGTAGTGATCTTGAATAGTCTCTACAATTAAGCAGTTTTCTTTAATACACATTCCGTGATAAAATACATTGATAATATCACCTTTGTTTAACTGTGATACAAATCGTATCTCTTCTTGTTTGTTTTCATTACTCGCTAACATTTAAATTCACGTCTCCCCATCTTAAAGTTAATTGTGCGCTATCATTCAACATTTCAGTACAGATATAAAATGGATCAACATCATAAAACTTAAACACTTTTGTATCTTCATTGTATACATAATCAATGTTTTCATCTAACAAGTCTAAACCATTAAATACGTTAATAGGTAACTCAGCTAAAACCGGTCCTATTCTACACATTATCTCTTCTATAATAGCTTGAAATGCTAATTGCACTTGATTAGCATTGACTGCGTAACTATACTCTTCTGGATTTTGACTAAGAGTATTTCCACTTATACTTTGCAAAGCACTCTGGTTTGCGTTGTCAACACCCAAAGTATATACTGTGATACAAGGATTTTGTGATGTAGTAAATAAACATGCATCATTGTTCAAGTTTAATACGTTATTTTGAACAAAGTTTTGCGAAGAGTCTATACCTTCGTTTGGTGAGCCGTCACTTATCAAAAGTATGTAGTATACTTCGTAATTGCTAGTTTGTATTTGATTTAATGCTTCGTTCAAAGGCTTTACAAAATTTGTCCCACCGCCAGGATTATTGCTGTTAATCATAGTGTGTATAGATTGCTTGTGTTGCTGACCTTTTCCAATATTTGATGTTGTTATAATGTCGCTATTATAAAGAATAACAGAGTAACTTAGATTATAATCAGAATCTATAAATGACCTTACTGTGTCTTTTAACTGTGTAATTCTATTTCCATTCATAGAACCGCTAAAGTCAAGTAACATTATTACAGCAGCGTCTACAATACTCACATCATGCTCTTCTTCCTTGACTTTAACTATAACATCCTTGGAAACTTCTCCACGACCAGGATTGTACGTAGATGATATAGTAAAAACTCTTTCACATATACCTACACCATCACACTCTAATCCTTCGTCAACACAACTCATGTTCGGCACAGGCATGTTCAAAAGACCACTACAGCTATTCAGAAAATCACTAGAACAAATACTTTCAATATCGTTTGTGCTGATTATACTTCTTCCTACTCCTACACTGCACGAATCTAAACTTTGTTTTTCTTCAATGACATTAAGAGAGATTCTCCCGTATTGTATTACTGTGTATGACAGTATAGATAAGACTGCAGCCAACAAAACTATAGTTAACGCCGCAAATCCTTTACTGTGTTTTCTTGAGATATATAAGTCTTCTTGTTCCATGATAATTTTTGTTTTCTATATTGTCAACTGTCCAATAATGCCCGCTTTGTTTTATTATTTTATAAAATTCATGCATTAATAACACGTCGATATTAAGCCCTTGCTGCTTTAAAATATCTGCAGCTAGAAGATTAGAATTAAACTTCCTATCTCTTCTTATTGCTTTTAACTCTACATATCTATCCTCATCGGGATGATAAAAGTCCGGAGTATATTGCTTGTCTCTTCCATCATATTGAACTGTAAATGTTTTATGCTCATAAACATAAGGTTTTTTTGTAGCTTCACACCATCTCGCATAGTCTGCCTCTAAAGATGACTTAAAAAAGTAATTGCTCGGCAAATCATATCTAAAACCTAACCTACCATTTGAAGGTATTTCATGTAAACCGCTGCTTTGAGCCTTATACTGACATTGTTTACCACAATATTTTGTAGGCTTACCGACAGGTTTCTGATAAGTGTCACCACAATAGTCACAAGTCAAATCCATTCTTTCATGCTTGTGCTCTTTGATATAACAGTCTCTAGAACAATATTTCTTTCCTCTTTTAGATTTAAACTCCTCTTGACAGCTAACACATTTTTCAATCTTATATTGTATTGACTTTTTATCTTTACATAACTTAGAACAGAACTTTGATTTTTCTGCTCTTGATGCAAGTTTTTTATATTCGCAAGCACAATTTGTGCATATCAACGTTACTTGTGTACTTTTTCTAGGCATAACTTACTCCTTTAAGAGTAAGTATCTAACAATGCGACTAGTTTACAGGTTGAGTCTAATTCACTTAGGGAAAAACATCTTTAAATCGATGTTTTTATCTTTTGCTTCTGTTAAATGTTTAAGTGGATTAAACTTATTAAGTTTATCCATTTCTTTTATTGACTCCCAAGATTGTCTTATTCCTTCCTTAAGACTTCTAGATCTACTTTTGCCTATAACGTCTAGAAATTTATCGTTACTTAATCTATGGTTCCCTAAGTAATCTGTTTCTGGGTGCCACTTAATAACTGACTCTAAACTTTTACCAGTCACTTCTTCAATTAGACTAACTATTTCTAATGTGTTATGAGGATTCTCTGCTGTAATGTTGAAATCTTCATAACTAATATCATTTACGATTAAGTCCATAACACTGCTGCAAAAATCTTCAACATGCATATAATCCTTTATCTTTCCAGGATTTAAAAACATATCTAAATTATTTATATTATTATGTATACAGAATAGAGACTTTGATATAAGAGAGTTCATATCTCCTTCACCACCGTATGCAAATAACGGTCTAACTACTAACCAGCTTTTTGCGTTATTCTTAACAGTCATTTCTCCAGAATACTTTTGAACAGCATAATTTGTTCGAGGATATATCGTGCTGTTTTCATAGATTTCATTTTCTTGATAAAGATATGTATCATATATGACTGTTGTCCCTATATACACAATCTTTGTATTTGTATTATTAGCTGCCTCAGTTATAATGTGAGTTCCTAACACATTAGTTGATATTGCATGCTCCGGGTTTAACGCAACAACATCAGTTCCTACAACAGCAGCATTATGTATAATAACATCAACATCTAAGTCTGAAAGAAGCTGCGACCATTTTTCAATGCTATTACTATATACACATACTTCACCACTCTCAGTAGTTTCATAGCCTTCTGAATATTTGCTTTCATCTAATGATACAAATTCATGACTAAATTTATTAATTTTATTTGATAAGTTGCTAGCGATAAAACCTTTTTCACCTGTTATTGCAATTCTCATTTTAGCTTGTCCTTTCACAATTTATAATTCTCATATCTTGTGTTCTTATTTTTTTTACGTTCCCGTTGTTGTATACAGAATATTCAAAAAAACTTCGTTCTCCCCATCTAGTCTCTTTTGTAAAAAGATGTTTTCTATCTAAAATCAAACTTCTCTCAACAAAAGCTGTAAAAATACAATTGTATTCGTAATGAACGTAGTCACCTATTTTTAAACCACTCTTATATGAACTATACTTTTCCATTTTTATATCACCTTATACTTCGTCATATCAACGTTTTTATAAACTACGTTGTCATATAACAATTCATAAACATAATAGTCTCTAATCGCATTAGAATACGTCTTTTTTTTATTCAAGACAATGACATTATTGATTTCTTTGTCTGTTGTAATGTCTTTCATATTTATCAAAGAACCTATTTTTATCATTTTTGCTTTTCAATTCTTTTATACTAGATAAATTTTTAACTTCTATACTTGAATTATAATTCATATTAAGTTTCAATATAAAACCGGATTCTTTTAAAAATACTATTTGACTCGGCCTAATATTGCTATCTGTATAAATGGCGTCAATCACTAAACAATTATCATATATATCTATTGAATTATAGTAATGTTGATGAATTTTTACACATACAAGATTACCAATATCTTCTTCATCCAAGAAAAAACTGTTGTTTATCTTAAAAAACATTTTCAAATTACTTTATACGTTATTATATTATAAGGTATAACATCTATTTCATTGTTTGATAGAACGTAAATCATAGCATAAAAGTTTCTATCTTTTTTTATGTCTATAACTAATCCTATTTTTTCTTCTTCATTTGAATATAAAAAATTGTAGTTTATAACATGGCCAACGTTAATGTTTAAACCAATATTATTTTCAGCCTTATTACTCAATCTTTTAAAATTCTATAAGCTTCAGGATCATCTAATTCTGTATTAGCTGCAGGTGGTTCTTCTTCAACGCTCTCAGGCAAAGTAGAATCGTGAACTTTGTTTGCCAAATCATTCTTTCCTGCCCACTGTAAGAATTGCATTAAAGGATGAGCAATAATATTATGAAAAGACCAGTTTTTAAATATTTTTTCATATTTTAAATTCATTTTAGTTCACTACATCCTTTATTTCGTCATCAGTAAACATTACTAATAAATTATCACTTATGCCCGTATAGAAACCATTAGGCCATTTTACTGATGTGTATTTGTATGGTATAACGTATTTTGTTTCTTTTTCCAGCTTTATTCTAACAAGAAAGCTTCTGTTAAACAAAAAAGTCCTTACTACGTTAACATTACTTATATATGTAACACTTTTATGCGTTTTTGTATCTTTAAATGACCAAAATTTTTCTGTGTCATTCGATTGCATCTGTGTATGGCTCTTCTATAAGTTCACCTTTTTCAATGACTCTATCAAGATAATCTTCTAATTCATTATAAGAAGTGCAAACTTTGATACCACTTCTTGCTAACATTAGATTAAACTTAGCGCCTTTAGGCAAGCCTGCACAAAAATAAATAATAGGCTTATCAAATGCATATGCATAACCAGTTTCCCAAATAGTCCCGATATCCTTGTCACGTGTATTAACAAGTAAAAAATCTGCTGTTTTAATATGATGTAAATTCCCTTTAAACGTAGCATCTTGAACCTCTTTTGAGGCGTTAGGTGGACAAATAAAAATCCTTCTTGGCGAAGCTAACTTAAAATAATCTTTTCTTTCATAAAAAATATTTTCTAGATGCGTCAATTCTTTCTCTTGCACATCATTAAACCAACCGCTAGCTAAATAAATCTTCTTCTCAATAATCTTTTCCATAATAACATTCTTTCTTTAATCGTTTTAAAACTAAAATTCTACTTTAAATTTGATCTTTTACTGAATTGATAAATTCAACGTCTTCATTCCACATTCTTGTAAATATCTTTTCCTCACCAGATTTATTCCCGTTAATCTCTTCACGACGACATTGATAGATCGAATCGTTTTCGTTAAATTCAAACAAATCGTTCTTAGTCTCAGGATGATAAAGATTTGTTCCTTTGGACGTAAATGTGCCATCAGGTTGTTCAACTCTAAAAGTTCTCACATAATGCATATCAGGTTTGTTAAAGTCTAAACAGGAAGCAACCTCGGGAATTCTTTCAACAACTAATCTCGCAATACGTGTAGCCATAATATTATCCACTTCAGGCTGGATTTGCATATCTTGACGCTGTTTAATAAATCCAATCAAATCTTTAAGATTAAACCTAGCAATATAAAATGTTTCAAGAGACTTAGGAAGAATAACTCTAGCGTCCATTAAAGAAACTACACGTGAATCAACCATATCTGAATAGAGTTGCTTTGCTGCTGCAGCTACTTCAACAAAACGCTTGTGGAAGTCTGAATTTTCAACAGATTCAGGAACTAAAATGTTGTCATTTCGAAGGTCTCTGTCGCCTGTGCATTGTGCAGCAAATGATCCAGCTCTATGTCGAATAAGATGTGTAACAGTCTGTGTATCAATACCACTTATCTTAAATGTAAAACCTAAACACTCCATAGGTGTAGGTAACGCTCTAAAGTTTAAAACATCTTGCAAATTACTTGAAGCTTCTTTGAAAGAAGCATTCTCAAATCTAGTTTCGCTAGGTGAATCTGCCCAAGTTGCCTTAGTCATATTCCAAGCAATTTTTTGTGCTTGTTCTTGCGTAGGCGCATCTACAACTTCAATGTTGAGTGACTCTAAGTTATTAATGTAATTAGTTACAGGATCTTGTCCAAATTTAAGATCCATAGGCAACAATACAGGTTCTAAGTTATTATTAATTGGCAAATTTTTTCTCCTTGTTATTTACCATTTATTATAAAATATATTGTGTATATTTACACACAATATAAATCTAGTAATTTTTACTAATTCTATCTCTTATTATCTCATCTTTTTTGTTAAACGCACAATAAAATTCATCAACATCAACGCCCATCAAGATGATTAATGAAAAGAAATAATTAAATGCATCAACTATCTCTTCTAGAAACTCTTCCCTATTAATCTCAGGAAGATCTGTGTCTCTATGCGGCTTCCAGTTTTTAAGATGACCAAGCGCTTCAAACATCTCCTCAACGCCTTTAAGCGCTGTTTCTCTTAATATAACTTGACTAGCTTTATCAGAAATATCAACAGGCCAATTATTATATGCCGAAGGGTATTTTAGTTTTATAAGATTCATAAAAGATTCACGTTTAGTGAATATACTTTCAAGCTTATCAGTCTTGTTTTTCATTCTCAATATTGTCTTCTGTTTCAGGTATGTTTTTCATCATTTTGTCAATCGAAGAATTAAATATCTCTTCATATTCTTCATCAATAATAAGAAACTCATCTTCATTAGAGTTAAATCTTACCATTCTCAAGTGATCTACAATATCTGTACCTGATAAAATAGCCATTTGAATTATTTTAGCAATATGTGCAATTGAATTATCGTGTAACTTCATTTTTTTCCTTTAAAAAATAAGTGGTTTATTTTGTAATTTTCCATTGATTATATCGTTGTCGTGTTCCATAATTTTAACAATTTTAACACCTTCAACTTTTTTTAGTGATTTTGCAACTTCAAGGAATATGTTTCCTTTAGTTTCAACAAATTTCGGTATATAAGAGACATTTAGCTCAATTATTCTATGCTTGTCTGTAGATATTACCTCTGAAAGCGGTCTTGTTTG